ATTAAGTTGGGGTGGAGTAACAAAATTTGAAACCACAACAACTGGTGCAACAATTACAGGAGCACTTACAGCTGGTGGAAATACTTACCCAACAACTAACGGAAATATTAACCAAGCATTGATTGGAGATGGAGCAGGTAATATTGGATGGGGTGATGTTGCAACTATTGGATTGAAGTCAAGAACTACAGCATCTGTAACACAGTCTATTGCTAATGGTGCTGCAGCAAACGTATCTATTTCAACTGCTAAAGGATTTGTTTTGTATAGTATTGAGACATCACATGCTGCATGGGTGACATTATATACTGATACAGCTAGCAGAACTGCTGATTCTGGTAGACTTGAAACTACTGATCCTACACCTGGTTCTGGAGTACTATCAGAAGTTATTACTACAGGAGCATTAACACAATTAATTACGCCAGGAACTTTTTGTTTTAATTCTTCTCCTACAGCAACAACATATGCAAAGGTTGTAAATAAAAGTGGATCTACAGCAAACGTACAGGTAACTCTTACTTATCTTCAACTAGAGGCTTGATATGGAAGAAAAAATTTATATCGTAACTCTCTATAAACACGAGGATCTAGAGCAATTTTACAATGAGATGAGTGGATTTCATCTAGTAATGAAGCGTCCTATGAGTAGGAACACTCATTACAAGATGACGGAGGAACAGGCAAAAAAATTACGTCAAGATCCTAGAGTTTGGGATGTGCAATTACCGCCAGAAGAACTTGGTATGGTAATGGGTAGAGATGTTATTAATTATTTTGAGTACAACGTCAATACAACAAATTTTTGGAAAGGAGATACACAAGGATCACCTACTGTATCCCCTAATGATACAAATTGGGGTATACTTCATTGTGCTGGTACTTCTGCACAGAGAGGAAAGAATCAATTTGGTCTAATTAATAGTGGTGGAACTTATGAACAAGTAGTTGAAAGTGTAACTATGTTTAATGATGGTCAACATGTTGATGTAGTTATCTGTGATGATCCAGTATCGTATGATTGTAGTGAATGGACTCGTTTTATGACAGGTCAAACAGGATTCGTACAGTATGATTGGTATAGTGAACTGAATACTCTCGTGGGAACTATTGATGATGATGGTCAGACTTTACCTACAGGATCTTATACAAATTATTTTCCTAACGCCAGTAACACAGAGAGTCATGGTACACACGTTGCTGGAACAGTAGCAGGACAATTCTATGGATGGGCAAGAAACGCAAACATTTATAGTTTGCAAGTTCTTAGTAATACTTCAAACACAGGAACACCTGTACCATCTTTATTAATCTTTGATTACTTAAGAGCTTTCCATAGAAACAAGGCAATCAATCCTGATACTGGTATTAAGAACCCAACTATTACAAATCATAGTTGGAGTTATCGTTATGATTTTTCTGATATATTAGAGAAACCAAGTTTTGATCTCTCAGATTTTGTCTCAGTAAATTATAGAGGAACAACTTATAATAGTAGCAATCCTAATCCATCTGGTTGGACATTGGCAGGACTAGAAACTGACTTTGGTTTTGCTTCTAATAAAATGAAAATAAATTCTGACTATGCAGCAATCAATGCTGATGTAGAGGATGCTATCAGTGAGGGTGTAGTTGTTGTCGCAGCAGCTGGTAATAATAATTTTCATTGTGTACCAGATGGAGATCCTGATTACTCAAATACAGTAACTTTTATAAATGGTGGAACATACTTCTATAATAGAGGAGCATCACCAGGTAATTCACTCAATGCTATATGTGTTGGAGCTCTAGGCAATAGAGCTGATTTTAGAAGATCTACTTACTCTAACTTCGGACCTTTGATTGATATATTTGCACCTGGCAATAATATTATTTCTGCATATAATAGTACAGGATTGCTTGATAGTAAGTATGGTGTACCAAACTATTACTATCCTATTCAAGGAACTAGTATGGCATCCCCACAAGTAGCAGGTGTGCTTGCATGTTTAGCTACTGGTAAGGAAAGATTTAATCAGAATGATGCCAAAGGATATTTGGATAGCACTAGTGTTTACAACGACATGAGTTGGAATGCATCTGGTGGACAGTTTGATGACTCCTCTTGTCAAAAGGGTAGTCCTGACAAGTATTTGATTGCTAAAAATCCTAGAGAGGGTGTGACTGGCATGATATCTAAACAAGTTGGTGCTAGATCTAATGATAAAAGTGCTCTAAAATATCCTAGACTTTCTACATTTTATAGGGCAGCTCCAGCAGCACTAGCCAAAACATTTACACTTGCTGTTACTAATATCGGTGCATCACATTATGTGTTCAATGGTTCTGATAGAGGAGCTGATCATGTTGATGCACAAGATCCAGTAATCAATTTGAATCAAGGTGATACTTTAATACTTACATTTAATATTTCTGGAACTCATCCATTTTGGATTAAAACAATAAGAACAACAGGAACATCTAATGGAGTTACAACAGGAACCATTACAAACAATGGTCAGCAATCATCTAACTTAACATGGGATACAAATGGAGTAACACCAGGAACTTATTGGTATATTTGTCAGTTCCATCTTTCAATGGCTAACTCTATCATTGTAACTTAGAGCATAAATAAACAAGAGCACTAGTATTTACTGGGAATAAATGGCTGATCGTTTTCCGTTAATTGTCAATTCTGTATCAAAGAAGATTGAAGAACTGGTATCAGGTGACAATCTGGATCTTACTGGCAACGGCATTGTTGTTAGTGGGAATACTGGCGCGGGTAAATATTTAAGTAGTAATGGAACTACAGTTTTTTGGGGAGATCCTGGTGATGTATATCTAACACAAACTCAGACAATAACAAATAAAACATTTGAAACTTGTGTCATTTCTGGATCAACTAATAATCTTACAAATATTCCCAACGCCTCTCTTGTAAACTCTGGAATTACAGTCAATGGAACTACAATTTCCTTAGGTGGATCTGTAACTACTCCTGATAACAATACTACATACGCTGTTTCTGCTCAAGATGGAGCTAGTGTTTCTCAAAAAATACTTAGATTAACTTCTGGTGGTAATTTTGGTGCAGGTGTAGATGATGATATTATACTTGGAGTCAGCACACCATCTTCTGTTCCTGCAGGATCAAATGCATTAACTTTATTTTTAGAAAGAACTGATGACACTCTTACCTTGAGTGGACATGTCGTAGATAATAATACAATTACTACAATCAATGCGCCTGGTGGAACTAACGCCTCTGGAGCTATTAACTTTACTTCCTCTGGTGCTGCTACAGTTTCTATGACTGGAAGCACAGTAAACATCAATGCACTTGACACTGATACTAGAACTAAAATTCGTGCAGGATCTGGTGGTACATATGCTCCTACTGATACACAGCAAGGATTGTTTACATTCTTAGATGGTACAGGAACTACAATATCTGCAGGTGTTGATGGTTCTGGTGATCCTACAATCACTTATACATCAACTGATACTGTAACTCAAATTCGTGGAGGATCTACTGGTACATATACACCAGCTATAAGTGGAACATCAACAACTCAACTTTCTATTGAGGGTGGTAATTCTCTTGGAGGAAACACAGTAGTAAGTCAATCTGGAAATACTATTTTAATTGATAGTACAGATACAAATACTATTACTAAAGTTGGTAGTGATAACAATGGTAGTCCTATTGCACCAGTAGCAGGAGATTTTATTTTTAAACAATCTGGTGCAACAACAGTTACTCAGAGTACAAACGGAAGTGGACAAGTTGAGATTACAATTAGTTCTATCAACTCTGATACTGGTGCAACTCTAACTGCATCTGGTGGTATCCTTCTTTCTACTTCTGATTTTAGACTCAAGAACTATGCTAACTTTACTGGTAACAGAGTAATGAAGTGGGACTCTGGTAACAACCAGTTATCAGATAGCATCATCACTGATGATGGAACTACAGTTACCATTGGTGGAGATTTAGTTGTTAGTGGTAACCAAACTATTCTTAATACGACTATTTTACAAGTAGAAGATAATATAATTGAACTTAGAAAAGGAAATAATTTAGTTGGATTTAACGGTGGTATTCAAGTTAATAGAACAAGTGATGCTACTGGTGTTGTTACATCATACCAACAACTACAATGGTTTGAGAGTGGTGGATACTGGAGATCTTATGATGGATCTCTAGAGAATAGATTCGTAACAGAAAATGAAACTCAAGTTCTTACTAATAAAACATTAACCAATCCTACATTTACAACACCAACTCTCGGTGCAGCATCAGCAACTTCTGTTAATGGATTGGAGATCGCTTCTACTGCATCTGCTGTTCTTGATATTCAATCTGGTAAAACAGTTGATATTGATAGAGACTTGACATTTACAACTGATAACTTAACAAGTAATGTCAATGTAAACTTTAGAGTAGGTGGTGATGTAGTATACAAAGCTGACACACTCGCATCATTATCCACTACAACTGCTACTCAACTTCGTACTTTAATCAATGGTACAACTGGTACTGATGATCTCGTATTTCAAACAAGTCCAATAATTTTAACTAGTTTAGTAACTACATCTACTGGTTTTGCCTTACTTAATTCTGGTGCTCAGTCAATTCAATTTGGTGGAGCTGCAACTCAGATTGATATGGGATCTCAATCAGGTACCATAACTGCTAATGGTGATGTAGTAGTAGCAAAAGATTTGACAGTTGGTGCTGCTAGTACTGATATATTTACATGTAATGCTAGAGTTGATTTTGTTAACTCTGATGTCTTAATTAGAGGTGGATCTTCTGATCCAATGACTGTTGGTAGAGGAAACGGTGCAGTTGCTTCAAACACTGCAGTGGGTAAACAAGCACTGTCTTCTGTCAGTTCTGGTTCTCAGAATACAGCTACTGGATATGAGTCTCTACTCACAACAAATACTGGTTCTGGAAATAGTTCATACGGATATCAAGCTTTAAGATCTAACGGTGTCGGAGCTAACAACACTGCAATAGGACGCTCTGCATTGCTTGGTAATCTTGAGGGAAATAAAAATACTGCAGTGGGTGCTAATGCATTAGAAACATTGACTACTGGCAGTGCCAATGTCTGCCTCGGATTCTATGCTGGATTTAATGCTACTGGTACTGGTAATGTTCTAATAGGTCCTGCCGATAGTACAAACCCACTTAATGATGCTACTTACGTTCCACCTAATCCTGCTGGAGATAGACAACTTGTTATTGGATCTGGAACTGAGTTCTGGGTTAGAGGAGATTCTAATTTTGATGTTACTCTTAACAATGATGTTACTGTTAACAATACTCTGACAGTCAAAGGAGATTTCGTTGTCAATGGTACTCAAACAGTAGTTCAATCTAACGTTTTACAAGTAGCAGATAAAAATATTGAACTTGCAAAAGTAGTTAGTACACAGTTTACTTGTACTACAACTGATGGATCTGCAAATATTTCTGCGATATCACCAACTCTAGGAATTATTCCTGGCATGGAAGTTACTTCTAACACTGCTGGTGTTACAGTTCCTGGCGGAACAACAATCGTAAGTATTACTGGAAACACAGCAACACTTTCTAACAATGTAACAGGATCTGGTACTCCAACATTTAGTGCTGTAGGTCCTTCTGATACTGCTGCTGATGGTGGTGGTATTATCTTGAAAGGAGCTCCAAGTGATCATACATTTACATGGTCTAACGCTAATGATGCTTGGCAGTCTTCTGAAGACATGGAACTTGTTAATGGTAAGACTTACAATATTATTAACGGAGCAGGTAATGCTATTCCGATGGTATCTCTAACACAGATTGGAGATTCAACAAGTGTATCTGGTCTTGGTGCTGGTGTAACCACTGCTGGTGCAACACAGTTTTCTTTCCTTAATAATCTAAATGTTGGAACTACAGTTGCACATACTGGTGCTAGAATTCTAGCTGATGGTAACATCAAGATGACACAAGCTACTAGTAATACTAGAAGAATTTTTGCATTACCTAGTACTGGTGCTTATACTCTTAACTCATCTGGTGGTTGTGCTATTGCATTCAAAAGAGATGCTAGTAACAATGACTCTATTGAGTTTGAGACTCATAAACAAGGATCATCTCACGCTGTAAGAATGACCATAGATGGAGATGGGTTCGTTGGCATAAATCAAACAGTGCCAACTTGTCAGTTACAAGTGGATGCTGGATCAAGTGGTGCTGGAACTGTTACAGCTCTTGAATTAAATCATAAGGGAAATGATACTAATGATGCTGTTAAATTGAATTTTGCTAGAGCAGGTTCAGGTATTGGT